CCGGTGAACTGGACATTCGCCAGAAGGGGCCACTGGTTTCCGATTTCGAGCGGAACGCAGGTATCCCCGGCGGCCATTGGACCCCATTGGAAAACCTGCATATTGGTCGATACCGGTATCTTAACTGGTATTATACTTGCCATGTTCTATCCTTTTCAAGGGGTTGGGATGAACTCCATCGTCACCCAGGGCATCAGGAAGCCAGCCGTCGAGTTGGTGACGCTGACGGTGAAGGTTGAGGATTGCCCGGCTGCCATCGCAATGGTCCCGAAGGATTTCGGGCCTGCGGTCCCATCGGCATTCGCCACCGCACCAAGGCTTGCAGTGATAGTCGACGTGGCAGCGTTGAAGGCTACGGTCGCATCAAATCCGCCGCTGATTTTCGCGATTCCGTCGACAGGGGCAGTGAAGGAGGAAGTCGTCACGGCGAACGATGTTGCCCCGGCACCTGACAAACCCTTTTTGGAGACTGGCGTCGCCTGCTTGACCCCAAGGGTTGTGGCGGCAGTGGATTTGTCGGCTGCCGCCAAGAAAGACAGGATGAAGGCCGACATGCCAAAACCGGCAGTCGGAGAGGACCACGCCGACCATGTCGAAGCCGCATAGGTGCGGATGCGAAAGCCGACCCCGGGGATATAGGCCTCCTGAACGGCGATCGTCCCGTTCCCCCGATACCGCATGGTTGCCGTGTAGGCTCCAGCCTCGGCCCCCGTCGCCGTGTTCGTGTAGACGACGCAGCCCTCGCCGGTCGTCAGGAGGTTCAGGTTAGTCGAGGACCGGATGGCGTCGATCGTGACGGGCAGGACAAACTCGCTGCCCGCCGCGCTTCGCTGCGCAACCACGTTGCCGAGGATAACGTCCTGCTCCACCCCAGCGGCAGACCGCACTCGGCCGGTATTCGGCTCGCTGATATAGCCGTATCCCGTCGCAACAAGGTTGCCGTCCGGAGCTAGGATCGGGGCAACCATCGAACTGGGGTTGCCGATTTCAAGGGTGCTCGTCAGCGAGGTGTAGATGACCACGCCGTTCTTGTCCGTGACCGTGATTGAATAACCGCCGTCGACATAGATCATCGACGCCGCGCCGTTGCGGATCGGATAGCCGCCGCTCGTGCGCACCGCCGCTCCAGTCGCCGTTCCGGTCGGGATTGTCGCCGCTGCATCGAAAAAGGACGCTTTCGGGGTCGAACGCGCCTCGAACCCCGGCTGGCCGATGTAGATGAAGCCCGCTTCCAGCGGCTTCCCGGTAGTGTCCGCGAAGACTGGGTAAGGGGGAAGGATGCTGTTGATAGCCATGTCAGATACCGGGGTAATTGCGGAGCGGGGTGGCGTTCTGAACCGGTGCGGCTTGCAGCGGCGTGATGGCGGGGCGCGGCCGCCGGGCTTCGATGGTTGGCGCCTCGATCTTCGGGAAGAGGCCTTCCATCATGCCGCGCTCGTAGAGCCTGGCATCCTCAGGGGTCATCCGGCCGTTGGCGTAGGCGTAGGCAACCGGGGTGACGCTGCGGGCTTGTGGGTCAGTTGACTGCCCACCCGGCGGAAGTCCGGCATAGATGGCGGCTTCTTTTTCGCGTCGGCCTTTGTTCACACCATTGTTGTGGGCGCCGAGCGCGATTATTGCGGCCGATGCGGCCCTCGGATCACCGCTCCGCACTGCTTCGGCGACGGAGCGCGGCAGGGTTCCGTAATTGTAAGTGATCGACAGGAGCGCCGAGCGCTGGCCCTCGTTCATGCCATTCCATGCGTCTTGCCCGACCGCAGAGATGGCTCGCGGCATGAACTCGGTCGTCACCCTGCGGCTTAGATCACGTTCGGCGTCGTCACGGGATACCGCCATGCCGGTAGCGATCGGAACGACGCGGCCATCGGCCAGCGTAGTGGTGTCGCTTCCATACCCAGCCCGGAAGGCGTTCACGTCCCAATAGGGCTTGTCGCGGTAGCTCTCGAAACCGCGGATGAGGTCGAGCGCGTTCATTGGCCATACCTCTGGAAAAGACCGTCGTAGGGGGACTGCTCGCTGTTCGCGGCCTGTGCTGCAGCGGGAGTTGCCCCGCTGAGCGTCGACCTGATCCATCCGGTTGCGTCATCGATACCGGCTTCCTTGGCCCAGGCCTTGAAAGCTGCGGACCGGGAAAGACGCTCAGCAGTGGCTGGGGAAATGCTGCCTTTTCCCGCTTCCAAAGCTGCCGCCGCAAACTCATCGCTTGCGAACAACTTTCCTGCTTTCGCGACCATATCGGGCTTGGCGCCCATCAGGGTGGCGGTCAAAGCATCCGCCGCGACAGCGCCAGCCGGTCCGCCAACAAATCCCCCGGCGCCGATTGATGCGGCCTTGGCGGCCCGCTTGCCGATGCTCGATTCGAGAACCCCACGGACAAGGCCATTCGCATTCATCGCGTCTTCTATGGCCTGATTGGCCTTGCCGGTGCGAAGCACATAGCTGTCTGCGGCCTGAATCCGTGTCGCCACAGAATTCAGGTCATCAAGCATCTGCATCCCATCCGGTCCGATCTGCACGCCGATAGCCGATCGCATCGGCTTGTTCTCCCTTATCGCCCCCCAAGCCTTGCTGAACTCGGCAAGGCCGAAGCCAGGTTGAGAGGCGCGGCGAGACTTGCTGAGATTGGACAGGGCCGAGACGACCACGTCCTTGCGGAGCCCTTCTGGCACCACCTTCATGATCCGGACAAAGCCCCCGACATCACCGGCGACGCCCGACTTCATGGCGCCCATGACCTTGCCCGCGATTGAGCCTTCAAGATCCTTGCCGAAGATCCCGACCATCTTTTCTTCAAGCGCCTTGCGTTGGGTAGTGAACCCGTTCGCGGCCTTGAGTTTTTCGGCGAGCGCGGCATCTCCCGTCGCGGAAACAGTCGCCATCTGGTCATCCGCGAGAGCGCCATAGAGGCGACTAAGGGTCGCCTTGTCGAGCGATGAATAGGGGCTGTCCTGCCGGGCCAATGCCTTGCCGATAAGCGATTTTTCACGCTGCAGGCGGGCGTAGGTGACGCGCTGATCGCTAGTGACGAGGCCATAGAGCTGGCGCTCTTGCGGTGTCATCCCTTCGATGCCACCCATATCCTCGATGGTCTTGTTAAGGGCCGATACGGTGTTACTGACCACAGCATTTGTGGAGGGCTTCACCGCCGCGTCGACCTCGCCGAAAAGCGCGGACGCCTGGTCGTCCAAGGCCTGCCTGGTCGATTGCAGAGAGGATTTCACACTGTCAGAGACGGTCGCGATATTGTCTCCGCTACCAATCTTCTGAATAAGCGCATCCGCCCCATCGCGGACCTCGGCAACCTTGCGGGCCCATAGGCCTTCAGCTTCTGACGCAACCTTGGAGCGGGTCAGGCCCGCTGCCGCCTTTACCGATGGATTGTCCGACAAGACATCCGCAGGCAGGCTGACGCCGAACCGTTCCGCCGCCGCTGCCGCCTCAGGGTTTGAGCGGGCCTCAAAGGCAAGCGCTTGGGTGGCTCGTTTCGAACCGCGAGCGGCTTGTTGCACTAATGCCCCGATTCCGGCCGGCGTGCGCGCCGCGACAGTCGGGGCAATCGTTGCGTTGACTAACGATGGGATGGTGCCGGCAGAAGGGGCTGCCGCGCGCCCGGTCATCATCGCCCCGGAACTGACCCCTGACATTTCAGGGGCTGCAAACATGGACATGTCGACCAAGTCGCCGCCCAGCTTCTGTTCCTGCGCGGAATCCTGTTTTGGGACAAATTCGGTTCCAAGCCCGATGACGCCGGATAGCCCGGCGCCGAGAAGCGACAAAGCACCGCCCGCTGCATCGCCAGCGAAGCCAAGACCGGATTGCACCGGGCCGGGAAGTTTTCCTAGCCAGGGGTCTGCCTTGATGGCCGCCATGCTGGGGCTTCCCTCGCCCCTGTTCATCAGTGCATGACCGAAGGTGCCGGCGGCCTGCAACGGGCCCTCCATCAGCGCCCCAGCCGTATCCCCGAATGTATCGCCTTTGGGGCTTTGAGGGCTGGTCGGCAGGAGGGTTGCGCTATATCCCAGAAGCGCTTCTGGCGATCCCGCCTGCGATGGGACCAATTTCTGCCCAGTCGGGGCTAGGGAGTTGGCGTAGGAGAGCAAGCCGTTAGCGGCCTCGATGTCCCCGCCCCTCTTAGCGTTGTCGGCGGCGGCTAGAATCTGGGCGAACGAATATTTCGGCGGCGGCGGATCAATCTTGTCGGCCCACGCGCGCAGGCCGGCAGCGGCCTCCGTGTCACCGGCCGCCTCCGCTCGATCCGCTGCTGCGCGATAGTCCGCCGCCGTTGCCATTTTTGTAGGGTTCTCCTATATTCCCGCCATGGGAGTGCTTCTCGCCTGGGCTTGGGCCGTCTTCTTTTTCTTCTTTGCGTCCAGCGCCTTAAACAGCTTTGGGCAGGGCCTTGCTGCTTCGACGCTATGGATTTTGGTTGCGCTCAAGGTCACTTGGAGGCACCGCCCCATGTCTTCATCCAGTCACCAACTTGAGGCGGGGGCTGATCCTGAGATTGCGAACCTTGACCGGGCACCGGCGGGGGGCGCGTCTCGTTGAAGATCCGGTCCCCCGCCTCGACGCCATGAATGACGCGCAAAAGCGTTCTCTCGTAATCGTCCAATTGGGCGCGGAAACGCTTAGGCCCCGCCTTCGGGTCAAGCGCACCAGATTTGTCAGACAACATCTGAATGTCCGCGTTGGACACGTTCCCCAGTGCCCCACCGGTAGGGCTTGCCTGCCGCATGGCATTCAAGTTTGCCGATTTCGCATTGGCCTTGAGGACGTCAACCTGCCGGTATATCTCCGCCGCATCCCCTTGCGGGTTGTAGGATGTGCCTGCACCCAATATGCCGGTCGTTGTCACCCCGATCAGACCGCGCGCCTTGGCCGCAGCATTAAGAACAACATTGGACGTTACCGCATTCTGGTTCGCCTGCGCCGCCTGCTTGTCCGTAACGCCGGGCCCCTGCACAAAGCTCGTGGAGCCATCCGGGTTCACGGTCAGGGACATGCCATTCGCGGGCCGTTCGGCCTCGAATTTCCCGGTCTTCGTGTTGATCTGGCCTGCTGTCGCCCCATACTTCGCGGCCTCTTCCGGCGTAGCCTGCCGCCATTCGGGGCCAGACGGAGCAATGCCCGGAATGGGCGAAACGCCCTTGCTGGGGTCGGCCGGGTCAACCCACATGGTTCCGTCAGGCGCTCCGGCGGTCGCGGTCTTCGCGTCCCCTGCCCCAAACACCTTTTCCGCCGCATCCGGATCAACGCTGTGAAGCAGAATGCCAAGCTGCGTCAGCCCAGCCGAAGGGTTCGCCCTGATGATGCCCAGCACCCCGCGCGCGAGGTCCGCGTCCATCTTCTGGCCGCTGTTTTCGGCTGCGGTGGCATAGTCATCCAGCAGCTTTTCGGCGATGTCCGGGCGTCCAGACTTGATGGCCGTGGCGGCCCTGAAGAGACCCGCGGCATCATTGGCCTTCCGCTCCTTCGACACACCATCCCAGACCGTCTTCAACTGGTCGGCCATATCGGGGTGGGCCAGCGAAAGCTGGGCAAAGTCGTTGGCCGTTGCAGTCCCCGCCGCAACCTTCTGGCCAAGAGCGACCATGGATTGTTGCAATGCCGCCGCGCCCTGGCGTTGGGCCTCGGCCTCCGCCAGCTTGGCTTGCCGGTCCTGCTGGGCCTGATCGAAAAGCGTGGCATCGCGCTGCTCCTGAACAGCGGATTGCTGCATCGCCATCTCATTGGCGCGCTGCTGCTGGCCGAGCCCAAAGCCCTGAACCATCATCCCCATTGGGTCCGGGACGCCCATCGAATAGTCGAACGGCTGAACCATCAGAAACCCCAACTGCCAAAGAGGCTCGCGCCCTGAGGAACGCCGCCGGTCTGGCCCATGTAGTAGCCAAGCCCGCTCCCGATCCCGCCGAGCGTGTCGCCGAAAATCTTGCCCTGCTGCAAAGCGCCGCCAGCGAGAGCCGCCCCTCGATCGCCGTAGGCCGCATTGACCTGTTGACCGGTCTGCAACGCCGCGGTGCCAGTCATCCCGGCGGCGTTCTGGCCGTTCGCCGCAATCCCGCCGAGGTTGGCGAGTTGCTTGTCGATCAGCGCCTGCAGCATCTGCGGGCGGAACTGTGCCAGCGCTGCCTGCGTGTTCCCGCCACGTAAACCGCCCGTCGCCGAGGCATTGGCCAGGATCGCATCCTCGCCCTGCCTCACCAGGGACCGGAACTGCGCCCCGTTGGCGAGGTTGTCGATTGCCTGCTGCTGCGCGGTCTGGCGGGCGTTGGGATCGTTCGTGAAAGTCCGGTTCTGGTTTGCGTAGGCATTTGCCTCGTCCAGTGTGTTGAACAACTGCCCGTTGACCCGGTACCGCGTCGGATCGGGACGGGCCTGGCTCTGCACGCCGAGGCCGCCGAAGCCGTCGAGGACGCCGCGCCCACGGTCGCCGCCCCGAATTGGAGAGGCGCCTGTCTGCCCGCCAGGTGATCCGGCGATGGTCTCGATTGCCGGCAGGGTTCCCTGCGACATCGACAGGGGCCCAAGGCCCAGAAGAGACATCTGCGCGTCAAGCGCCGTATTCCCGGCGCCGACATAGGGCTGCAGCAGGTTGCGGACCAGATCGAACTGACGACGGGACTCCGCGACCTGATCAGCGGCCGCCTGCGATTGTGCATCCGCCGCTTTTCCGGCTGCGCTGCTTTGCGCCATGCCAGAGGCGGCGGAGAGGCCAATTCCCGCGATCAGGGGGTTGGGCATGGAAACTCCCCCCTATAGTCGGTAAAGGTCTCGCCATACATGGCCATAACTGCGGGACCGGCTGCGGTCAGGCCGCACATTTGGCAGACAGCGAGGACGACATCGTAATAGCCGGCTCGCCACATGTAGGACCGCTCGTCGGCATTGCCCGCGCGTTCCGCCTGGTTGGCGGCGTCCCATTTCAGGATTTGCACCGAAAGGATCGGGATTAGGCTTGCCGCGTACCTCCGATAGAAGTCGTTGAGCGGCATACGGACGAAGAGCGCCCATACCACATCCGGCACTGTCGCAGGGTCGATCGCATCGCCGTCAGCGGCATCGTCCAGAAGCTGGATCGCGCGCCACAAGTCCAGAAGCCAGTCCCGCGCCTCTACGGGGAGCCCGAGCTGATCAAAATCCTGGGAAAGCTGCGCCGCGTGATCCAAGCCAGACCATCCTGATAAGGAGTGCCCGCTGGCGGAGCGATACGCAGCATCGGTATTATACTACCACAAGCGCCTGCTGGGAAGGCCCAACGCTACCGGTAGAGCAGTGAAACGCGACCGCCAGTCAGGGTAAGACCGCCGGTCGGGGTGACGCGAAGCTGCGTAGCCGGTGCCGCAAGGGTCTTTGCGCCCCCTGCCCCGAAGGCGGCCTGCGTCGCGCTGCGCCTCACCACGTGCGAGGCAACCCAGGATTCCTCTCCGGGCCGAAACCGCGACAAGGTCATTTCCCCCTGCAGAGACCCTCCGCCGAGCCACACGACAAAACCCGTGTCATCAGCGACCTGTCCAACACTGGCCCCATTGGAAAAAGCCGAGGTGGAGGCATATCCCGCGGCCTCGAACCCCGCCGCGGTGCCAAGCTGGATCAGAATGTTCCCCGCCCCCGAAATGGCCAGCCCATCGAACATCACGCGAATTTCGGACAACCCAGACGGCAGGTTTGTGAAGGTCGCAGCCGCGCCAGATGCAGGGGCCGACTGACTGACCCCAGAAAGCCCGTTCACAGCGTCGGTCAGGGTTTCGAAAAACCGGATTGCCCGGTGGTCGCCATCGCAAATGCGCGACAGTGTGTCCCGGTTCAGCGGCTCTACCATGCCAGAGGCTCCATACGGGCCTGCAGGGCCGCAAACGACAGGTGCGCGCGACTATCACCTGTGAACCTCTGCACCCGCCAGTTCTTGAAACTGCCCTGCCGGTCCCAGACCAGCCGCTTTGACCGCTCACCTCGCCGCCCGGCCCGGATATAGCGCGGTTGGGACCACGTTTTGCCGTCCAGCGAATATTCGGTGGCGATCAGGGGGTCATCCCCAAGCGCCACGTCCCCCGTCAGGGCAACAAGCTCCAGATCATGGATTTGCGCCCCCTGCCCCTCGTTATAGATGATCGGGGTCGAAAACTCCCACCGCGTCACGTTGCCGTAATGCGATCCGACATCCTCGCTCAACTGCCCGATCAATGTTCCGAACGGGTCGCCGACGTTCCATTTTCCATAGCACCAGACCATGCCGCGCGCGCGGTAGCCGCCCGGTATGGCCCCGGATTGCAGCACGAACCAGACCGGCTGGCCCACGGCCTCTGAACTGTTCCCGTCGAAAACAAGCGTCTGATCGGGAAGGTGGATGTAAAGAAGCTCGTGGCCCCGATCCATCAGGCTTTCCAAAACCGCCGCCGACAGGTCCGCATCGCTATAGCCGCGCAGCGTGTCGTCTATCTCGCGGGTGGACAGCCGAACCGCTTGTCCGCCCGACCCCAGCCAGACCGAAGGCGGCTGGTTGTCTCCGGACCCGAGAAAGGCAAGGGCCTGCTTGAACTCGCAAGACGCCCGCGAGCCTACGGCACCCTTCATGATCTGGGCGCCCTCGACACGCGCGAACGGGAATCCCGCGCCGGGGTTCGCCACCGCCGCGAAAACCTCGATGGTGAAGCGGTTGACCGCGTAAATCTCGTTGCGGAGCTTCTGAAGCGACACAACCGGGTCCGGGTTGATCTCCGACGACCCGTATTTCAGGGGGTTGACCGAAAACGGATCAGTCAGGTCCGTGACGACAAGGTTTGCCCCGTCTGTCGACATGAAATAGCCGTTGATCCACTCGATATCGAGCGACGTGCCCAGGTCGGGGTCGGTGATCTGGGCGAAGGTGGTCCCATCGTAGAGGTAGACCTTGCCCCCGCCGTTGATGGCCAAATGGTTGAAGCTTTCCGCGAAGGTCACGAAGTCCTTTCCGGCTACCGCACCAATCACGGTCACCGTATTGTCGGCTCCAACGCGGATGAAATTGCCGCCCATGACGCGATAATGCTCGTCATTCCAGCGCGTTCCGCCCCGATTGGCCCCGCCGCCATCGCAGACGGTCACGATCCCTTCTGCAGGCCTCAAATAGCCCTTGCTGATCCCCTGAATCTTGGGAACCGGGACCAGGTTGACTGGGTAGGCGCTGCGAAAATCGGCTCCTACCGTCGCGATCCCGCTGATGATCGGCAGCGCGACCATTCAGCCCACGCGATACCAGGCGTTCGTCACGCCATCATAGGCCATCGTGAAAAATGCGTTCGCGGCGAGCGTCGTCGGGGCGCCAGTGACCGTGGTTCCCGCCCCGCTGACCGTCAGGGCGGTGACAGATTGCGTGCAATTGACCCTGATGCGCTGCTGGCTGGAACGGACGGCGGGCAAAACGATGGTCCCGGCGGCAAAGCCGGCCGTGGGGGTCAGGACAAGCCAGCTATCGGCGGCAGAAACCGTAACCGTGAAGCCAGTGGCGCTCGGGGCTGCGAACTGCTGCGCCATGTTCTGGCCGGGGAATGTCAGCGCGCCCTGCAGAAAGGCCACAAGCTGGGCCAATGTCCCCCTCTGCGTGTCCTGCGCGTCTTTCGACCAGAGGGGAATCTGATCGGCGGCGGAAAATGAGGTCGCGGCCGTCAATTCGTTGATCGTGGTCATCCGGTCGCTCCAAAATCGAGGGTGCCGTCGTTGCCTGTCGTCATGCCATCGGGCCTCACAGGCAGATTGCCCCGGCCAGAGCCCGCGTAGCCGCTGATCGCGCGCGCTCTGGGGGCCGCGAGCCGGGCCATGATGGCGTCATAGGTCGCCTTGGCACCCGCCTGGGTGTTCGGGGAAGGCGTCTTTCCGAAGGACGGGGCGAGGCGAATGGCGAGGTTCAGGTAAAGCGCCTCGACCGCCCAGCCGGGCACCTCTGATTCCGCATCGATGTCGCCCTTGCCGTCGCCGCCCGCATACCCGAGGCGGATTCCCTGCGTGCCCCAAGTCGCAAGCATGGCGTCCAGCTGCCGGAGCGCGGATTGCAAGACCTCAGGCAGCAGGTCGAACTCGTAATCGGCCTTGCCAATCTCGGAATAGGCTTGGGTGATGATGTCGCGCTTCGTCCACATGTCCATGCCCCGTAAAGATGGGAAGGGCGGCCGAAGCCGCCCCGCCGATTAGGGCTGACCGAACATCGCGATGCCGTTCATTTCCGGGTTCAGGTTCACGACACCGAACCAGCAGTCCCAGCGATATTTGCCGGTCAGGTCGTTGATGGCCGCCTGCCGCGTCATCTGGATCGTCAGGCCCTGATCCGTCGTCGCGCGCAGGAAATCGATCCCGCCGGGGTTCTGGCCGGGCGTGGACGGGATCAACTCGATCGAGTCCTTGCGCCAGAAGGGGTTCACGCCCGCCGTCGCCGTGTTCAGGAAGGTCAGCGCCGCGCCCGACGCCGGGGTCGCCGTGACGTTCTTGTACTGGCTTTCCGCCGGGGTCGGCGAACTGTCAGCCGCAATAATGGGCGGGCTGATCTGCACGGTGTTCGTGCCCGCCGTTCCGTTACCGGTCAAGATCGCCTTGATCGTGAACGTCTTGAGCTGGCCCGTGTCGGCCTTGGTGATGATGTGCACCGAGTTGACGTTGGCGATCGTGAACTTGTCGCCAGCCTTCAGCGCGCCGCCGGCGCCGACCGTAATGGTCAAGACCTGAGTGCGGTTGTCGACAAGCGAGATTTCCCCCGAGGCGGCCGTCGAGGTGGCCTTGGGGACATAGCGCTGGTTGGCGCCGTTGACCGTGACGCCCGCACCGGGGACCGCGGCTGCGAGCCGCAGACCATTGTCCATCTTGAATACGTCGAAACCGGCGATGCCGCGGCCGATATAGGCGTCGTGGTAGGCTTTCGATGCCTCGCCATCGAACGTCTGGCGCGCCGCAAGGTTCCCCGCCATGGCATTGTAGTCTCGGGTGTTCAGCGCCAGCACCCGCTCGGACATGGGGACGCCGATCTCGTTCATGACGGCATCGGCCTGCGCCACGTCGTCATAGCCGGTGGCGCCAGCGGTGCGCTTGACAAACAGCGAGCCCTCCGTCGCGGCAACGCTCAGCACGGCCTGGTTGACCGAAGAGCCGAGGCCCTGGACGGCGGCCTTGCTGATGTTGTTGAACTGATAGTCGCGGTCGCGGGCATCCGTCGCCGTGAACTGGATCGGGACCGACTTCTGATAGCCGATGGTCGTGGGAACCATGAGCTGGGTGTAATCCTTGAAGTTCGCGGTCTGGTCCACACCGTTGTAGACGGTGGCGATGTAGGGCATAGGCCGCCAGACGGCGCCGCCCTGAGAGCGTTCGACAATCTGGCCGTCGACGTCCTTGCTGTTGTTGATCGTGACGTTGTGCGACATCACCATCGCGTCGGCGAAGCCCTCAAGGACTCGGTCGAACAGAGCAGTTTCCTGCTTTGAGAAAGCGTTGGCCACAAGAGCCTCCTGGATTGCGAGTTGATCGGGGGTTCGCAAGCCAGACGGGGCTTGGGGCCGGACAATTCGCGCTCTTGAAGGCAGCGGGACCTGTGGGGTAAAATACTACCTATAGCGGTCCCGCGTCAAGTCAGCCTATTTGGCGGCCTGAATCTGGCGGCGGAGGCTGAGAACCTTCGTCCGATCACCGGTCCGTTCCGCTTCTTTTTCCGCGGCCGCGAGTTGCGCGGAGAGCGTTCCGGTCGCGACTGTGGCGCCCGCCCCGCCCTTCAGCTTCGACTCCACCGGCGGCGGCGCTTTCTGGGTCACTTTTATTTCTCCTTCGATCTTTGCGAGGCGGTAGGCGAACCGGTCCAGATCCCTGACCTTGGCCAACTCGGCGAGCGCCTTCGGCGACCGGCCGAGGGCGTAGACCATCTTTGCAGGGTCATCGAGATTGCGGATCAGGATGGATTGCTGTTCGCGGGACAGTGCCTCGCGGACAGCTTCTTCCGCCTCGCCGAACCCGTCCACCTTGAGCGCCGACTTCGCGGCCGTATATCGCCCGTGGCGCTCGGAATAGTCGTCCTCTTCGGCCTTGCGCGCCGCCTCCTGTGCCGCGGCGCGCGCCCTGACCTCGGCCTGAGCGACAACATATTCCTCCACCCGCCGCGCATAGGCTTCATCGTCAAACCCGCATTCTTCGAGCGTCGGCCGCTTGATTTCTTCGACCTTCGGGGCGCGCTCCGCCTCCATTTCCGCGATGCGAGCCTTCAGCTTTCTAGCCTCGGACGCGGCTTCGCGCTGCGCCTTCCGGGCGGCTTGCAGGGCATGGCGGCCCTTCTCGCCAAGCTCGGCGGTGTCTTCATCGTCATCCGGTTCATCACTGCCAATCGTGATCTGCAGTTCGGCCTCAGGCTCTTCCTGCGTCTCGACCGCCTCCTGGTCGACCTCGTCCTGATCCTCTTCGATATGGTCCTGATCGACCTCGTCCATCACGTCACTGTCCGCCATTTACTGCTCCTGCGATTGCCTGTGCCGTTTTCAACGCGCTTTCCTGTTGCTGGATCGGGATCGAGGCGAGCGTTTGCGCCGCCTTGGCCTCGCTTTCCTTGGTGCGGGCCTCGGCCAGGGACGTATCGGCCAGCGCCTTTGCCGCCTTTGCCTCGGCTTCCTTGGACATGGCGCCGGCTAGCATTGCCTGCGGGTCCGGGGCCTGTGGCTTGGCAGCTGCCTCCATTTCCGCCTCTTCCTCTTTCGTGGGCTTGACCACGCCCATCGCGATCAGCTGCTTGCGCGCATCATCCCGGAGCGGCTGAATGCCCTCGCCCTCCATGTTCATCATCGCGAAATTCATCAGCTTCGCGGTCTGCGCCGGGTCCGTTGAATAGCCCATCATGTCGGTGATCGTGCGGACGATGGCTGCGCGGCGGCTCGCGCTGGTCGGGCCAACCTCGGTCTCGATGTCAAAGGCTGCCCGGCTGAAATCTATCTCCGGTTCGATCGCGCCATTTTCATCCATGACGTCGCGGCCGATCTCGACCGTGCCGCGCTTCATGTCTTCGCTCAGGGTTTTGAGCTTCCGGCCCTTCTCGACGTAGACATCGGCCGCCATGGACTGCCAGACCTCGGCGACGCGCCGCTCCGCATCCGCGGCGTTGTCCATGTAGCCGTAGGCCATCATGTCGATCCGGCCCTGGATGAGGTCCAAGGCAATGCCCGAGGCGCCGGGGTCGATCTGCTCTGCGTTCTCGGGATTGCCGAGTTGGTCGGCGATGTCCTGCTTTGTCAGCTGGATCAGGGCCGCGACAGCCGGTGCCACCTCTGGGGATTTCGTGAATGCCACAGGGCCGGACGGCATCGGGTTGCCGTTTACGTCCCGAACCGAGTTGATCAGCATGTAGGCGTTGTTGTCGCGGTGGTCGTTTTGCCACAACTCGCCGTAGGGGCCGATCTGCTCGGGGGTGAAAACGGGCTTCTCGATCCCCGACGATGCTGCTGTCTCCGCGACCTTTGAGACCTGCAGGTTATAGACGATCTGGGCATCCATGGCCTTTTGAACATGGCCCCGGAACCGCTCGACATGGTTGATGACCGTGCGTTGCCCATATTGCGGGACCAGAGGGATTTCTCGCCCCGCAATGATGCTGTCATCCAGAACCTTGGCCCCGTTCAGGACGTATTTGTGGACCTGGTCGACCTTCTCCTTGCGCGGCTCGCCCTCGATGAAGCCGGTGGCCGCGAGCTCTTCCAGATCGTCGTCTGTGATTTCGTCGGCCAGGAACTCCCGTTTCTCGTCGTTGAAGCCGGTGAACACCCGGTAGGTGTCGGTCCGCTTTTCCTTGATGAAGTACTCGGCCACATAGACCAGATCGGCGTTGAACCATTCGAACTTGAACTGTGCCGCCATGCCCGCAGGCCATGAGGCACACTCGTCTCCATACTTGGCGACAAACGCGCGGCGCGACCAAGGCGTGATCAGGAATGCATGATCGGCGTCCGACTTGTCCTTACGCTGCGCATCGACGTCAAAAAACAAGCGGCTTTCTGCGTCGTTGATGGCCTCGAGGCAGATGCGCTGCTCATCCCCACATTCAACCTCGGTCCTGAGCCGCAGCCCGCCAAACCCGCCCTCCACGGCGCTGTCAAACGCCATGTCGCGGGCCTCTCGACCGGGCGCATCCATCGTGTCGGCCCGGAACCGCGACGCGCAGGCCTCGGCCAGATCATCGGAGTCTGAACCATCGGCAGGTAGGAACCGCGCGGAGATGCGGTTTTTGCGATACTCGTTCTTGATCCGCAGGATGGCGCCGGAAACCTGGTCGATTTCGAGCCTGAGCTTGTTGCGGAAGTCGTCGGCCTCGTCCCAGTCCCATTGCGCGCCGCGCACGTTGACAAATCGGCGGGCCTTCAGGGCGCGCTCGCGGTCCTCTCGCGTGGTGTTGTAGCTGTCGTCGAATTGCTGCAGTGCCAGGGCGTGGACCTCGGACAGGCGCTCGGCTTTGCTTTTGCGCGGCATCGTCAAAAACTCCGGGTAGCGCCAAGCGCGGCGCGCGGGGCGATGTAAATGGGGGCGTCAGGCTTGCGCACGACCATCTCCGGGAAGAGGTCAGTCAGCGCCCAGACGAGGGCGTCAACCCTGTCGGGCGACCATCCTTGGGCCTTGCGATCAAAGCCCGTGGTAAAGACGCACATCTGGTCTTCGAGGTCCGGAAACTCGGCGACATGCAGCACCAGTCCGCGCTCGTATAGGGCCGCGATCGGCTCTGCCCGCGTGACCTTGCCCCGTGTTGCCGTGACTGACCGGTACGAGACATTGGCGCCCTGCGCCCGGATGGTTGCCTCGACCATCTCGCCGCCCTGGTTGACTTCGGCCACGATCCGATCGGCCGAATAGGTCCGGTATAGCGAGACGGCGCGCTGCGCCCATTCCTCGGGCCTGTATTTTCCGCTCTCGTCGGCCAGCACATAGCCGCGGCCATCCTCCCCGAGCGCGGCCACAATGATCCCAGTCTCGTCGGACCCGGCCTCACTGGTCACGGCGGGGTCAATGGCGACGACGATCCGGGCGAGCTGCGGCAGGTTCTGGCTGCGCTTGATATAGCTGCGACGCCACAGAGCCTCGTCTACGTCGGCGAGATAAGAGCCCTCGAAAAACCGGCGGCGCTGGCGCTCTGGCAGAGAGCGGAGATTGTCGAGATAGTCGGCCGGCAAGTTGTCGGCATTATCGATCGGGTTGATGACCATGTGGCCGTATTTCGTGCGGTCCAGCGGCGTCTCGCCGTCCGGGTTTACCCCGTCGATCCACATGCGATAGGTCCAGTGAGCATTGGTCGTGGGGTTGAGGTCGACATAGGTTTTCAGGGGGAGAGGGCGGCCATCGACCTGCTTGACGCTCTGGGCCAAGCGCGTCTGGGCGACGAGGTAGGACGACAGCGGTATTTCGCTCGCCTCGTTGAAATAGAGGGTCACAAACTCCCGGCCAAGAACCTTGTCGACCCGCTCCTTGTCATCAAGGCCAGCGAGCCAGATTTCCGACCCGTTCCCGAGGCTGAAATATCCGTCCTGCTCATGCCATTTTGTCGGCAGGTCCGGGAATTTGAGCCCGAGAACCTTGGGCAGCGTATCCTTCCCAATCGACTGTTTGACCGCGACCCCATGGCGCCGGAAAATGGCGTGGCGCGATCCAGGCGCCTTGATCGCCCGAGTCGCCACGAAGTCACAAAACGCGAATGTCTTGCCGGACCTTGAACCGCCGTAGCATAGGATATTGCTCGCCGACGATGACGCCAGCGCGCGCAGATCAGCCTGCTTGGGCGTCAGGCTATAGGTCTGCATCGGCGCGAGCGATGTTGATGGTCATGCTGGCGTCGACTTCCTGCCGGTCGCGCCACTCCTTCGGCTTGCGGTTCTTGAGCCAAAAAATCGCTGCGTTAGTGTCGGGTGCGATGCGCTCTCGGTATTCGGCGTAGACCGGATCGTCCCGCCCGGCGGGCATGAAAATCTTGACCGCCTGCTGGTCATAGCCGATTGCGCGCTGATACAGGGAGCGCTCCACTCGCGCGTCCGCAAGCTCCTTCCCCGCGCTTAAGGCCTCGCAAAACTCGCGATGCGCAATTTTCCACCGATAGATTGTCGCGACGTCCACCTCGTAAAAGTCTGCGACCTCCTGGTCAGTGGCGCCAAGCATGGCGAGCCGCCTGGCGCCCTCGGCATAGGCCGTTTGGTATTTCGTTGGCCGCCCGCCCGCCATGTCTCGCCCCCGTCCGCTTCCGACTACGGTATTATATTACCGCTGTGCGAGATTGCCAACCTTCCCGCATGAGAAACGTGCCGAGACACGCCCATCCGGCACCGCTCCACCAATGGGCGGCGAGGATCGGGGGCGGTCCGTCCGGCGCCTGAGTGTGCCAGCGGTCCCGGCCCATGGGCTTGGCTGCCGCC